TCTTAGAGTTTCAACTTAAACAACAAATCAAAAAACAATTTGAACATTACTTAGAACCTAAGATGGTGAAGAAGTTACAACAAAATCCTGATCTATTAAAACTAGGTGGTGAAACAAAAGAATTAACATTTTTATTTTCTGATATAAGAGGATTTACTCCATTGTCAGAAAAGTATCAAAGTAATCCAGCAGATTTAACAAAAGTAATAAACAGATTCCTAACACCTATGACCGATATTATAATGAAGAATGGTGGAACAATAGACAAGTATATGGGTGATTGTATTATGGCTTTTTGGAATGCACCTATTGACACACCTAATCATAAAGAATTAGCAATCAAAAGTGCCTTAGAAATGATGGTTAAATTAAAAGAGTTAAATGATAATGACGGTTTTGGAGATCATAATAAAATAAATATAGGTATAGGTATCAATACAGGAAAATGTATTGTAGGTAATATGGGTAGTGAACAACGATTTGACTATTCAGTTATCGGAGATCCTGTTAATCTAGCAAGTAGATTGGAAGGAGTTTCTAAAAATTATGACGCCACATTAGTGATCGGTGAGGACACTTATCGTGGCATATCTGATTTATTTAATTTCAAAAAACTAGATGATGTACAAGTAAAAGGTAAATCTAATAAAGTTGCCATTTACACAATAGAAAAGGAAAAATAATATGGACTTTGGTACAATCAATTTTTTGTTATTCAGTTCATTGATGATCTACATTAATATAATTATCTACCGATTTTGTAACGACTTAATTAAGCTTTAATTTTAGCTTTATTTAATTCAACTACAAACTCGGAGATTTTTATGAATCATTTACAGCAACGTAAATTAAAAAAATATATTATAAAACAAATACGAGATGAAAGAATATTGAAGATGTACCTACTTAATTTAAAGTGGGCATTGATTAAGAAACAAAAAGAGAGAAGAAGAAGAAGAACTTTAAGAAAACTTTGGAAGTTAAAAAGATTAGCTATGATGAAACAAGGAGTATTGCCTTTGTTAGTAGCATAACAGAAAGATAAATATTAATGTTAGAAAAATTAAAACATTTACCTATTATTGTTGCCTTGATTGGATTAACAATAATTACTGTTACTGGATTTATTAAATATAATGAATTAGTTGTTAAACTGGAATCAATTAATTCTAAAACAATTGAGGAACAGATAAATAGAGTAGAAAAACAAATTATTATAAATCAAAAAGAAATTGAAATCCTAAAAGCACAAATTAAGGAGTTAAAGATAAAAAGCACTTTATAAAAATAATATGGCTGACATTAAAGATGTATCACAATTATCAATTGACCTTGAAGTTTTAAAAAACGAGGTAAAACAAGTTGCGGCTGTCAACGTAAAATTAGATACTGCTATAGATAAACTTACAGATATCTCTGGTAGTATTAAATCTATGTTGGCCGTACACGAAGAAAAATTAACTAAACAAGAAGATATAGATAAGGCGATATTCAAATTGTTAGAAAATAGAAGAATAGAAACAGAACAAAATATTAAAGCGTTAGAACAACAATTAGACGTTGTACATAAAGAATTAAAAGAAGATATAGAGTTAACTGAAAAACGTCTAATGTGTGAGATAAAAGGTATCAGCAATAGTTTAAACAATCGTGTAGGTGTGTTAGAAAAATATAGATGGATTATTATTGGGGTTTCAATTGCCGTAGGATTGTCATTTCCCCAAGTATTTAAAATTATAAGTTTAATTAAATAAGCTTGACAAAATAGACTTTATAGTATATAATGAATACTATTGATGAGCACGTTTATAGATTTAGATTATATCAGTAAAATACAACCAAGATTACAAAAGTTTAAGAAGAAAAGAGAATACCTCTTTAATTTTAGATGTCCTGTATGTGGTGATTCGAAAAAGAGTAAGACAAAAGCCAGAGCATATCTTTATAAAGTAAAAAATGATATGTTTTTTAAATGTCATAATTGTAGCAGTTCTCACAATTTGGCAAACTTTATAAAGTTAGTTGATATAAGTTTATACAATCAGTATATACTTGATAGATATAAAGGCAACAAACCTCTACAAGAACCTGATTTATTCAAACAGTTTAAAAACGAAACTAAAGAGAAATTAAATTTTACGCCTCTACAAGGACTCAAACCCTTTAGTAGAATAGATGATAACCATCCTGCAAAACAATATTTGTTAAACAGGAAGATTCCTGAAAAGTTTTTTGATAAATTATTTTTATGTAATAAGTTTCAATCTTATGTGAATAAACTAAAACCAGGAACATTTGGTAAAGAAACTGATAAGTATGAGCATCCTAGATTAATTATTCCTTTCTATGATGTTGATGGTGATGTCTTTGCACTTCAAGGTCGTGCTTTTGGTGACGAACAACCAAAGTATATCACCTTAAAGTTGTATGAAAATAAACAAAAAATATTTGGATTGGACCGAATAAATCTACAACGAACCATATACATAGTAGAGGGTCCAATTGATAGTTTATTTTTAGATAATTGTATTGCGGCCGCAGGTGCTGACATACAATTACCTTTTGAAAGTAAAGATGTAGTTTATGTATTTGATAATGAACCAAGAAATAAACAGATTATAGATAGAATGTATAAATTGATTGAACAAGATAATAAACTGGTCATATGGCCAGAACACACAAGAGAGAAAGATATAAACGAAATGATTATGAATGGACACACACAGACAAAAATTCAAAAAATAATTTCCGATAATACCTATTCAGGTCTATCAGCACTCACAAAACTAAATTCTTATAAACGTTGTTAAGGGGGAACAAAATACAATGGTCGTAGCAGGCGAAGTAATTAATGTCAAAAAAAGAAATGATAGAGGTTTAGAACCTTTAAACATTGAAAAGATCCACGATATGATGGAACACGCTACGGAAGATATTTCTGGTGTATCTGCTTCACAAGTAGAGATGAATAGTGGATTACAATTTTACGATGGTATTACTACGGATGAAATTCAACAAATTTTAATCAAGTCTGCTTCAGACTTAATCTCTTTAGAATCACCTAATTACACCTATGTGGCTGCTCGTTTATTACTTTACTCTTTAAGAAAAGATATATTTAATAAATTATGGGATCATCCACACTTATACGATCACGTTAAAAAAATTGTTGATTTAGGACTTTACGATAAACAAATCTTTGCTGATTACGATAGACGAGATTTTGATAGAATGGAATACTGGATCAAACACGATAGAGATTATGATTTTACCTATGCAGGTTTAAGACAAGTGATAGACAAATATCTAGTACAAGATCGTAGCACAGGTAAAGTATATGAGTCGCCTCAATTTATGTATATGATGATTGCGGCTACTCTATTTGCAAAATACCCAAAAAATAAAAGAATGAGTTATGTTAAAAAATATTATGACGCCATTTCAACATTTAAAATCAATATTCCGACTCCCGTTATGGCTGGGGTTAGGACTCCTATGCGTCAGTATGCTAGTTGTGTATTAGTAGATGTAGATGATACGTTGCCTTCTATTTTCAGTAGTGATATGGCAATAGGTCGTTATGTTGCACAACGAGCAGGTATTGGTATTAATGCAGGAAGAATACGAGGTATCAATTCACGTATAAGAGGTGGAGAAGTACAACATACAGGTGTTATTCCTTTTCTTAAAAAGTTTGAAGCAACGGTTAAGTGTTGTACTCAAAATGGAGTAAGAGGTGGATCTGCTACTGTACACTTCCCTATATGGCACCAAGAAATAGAAGATATTATTGTTCTTAAAAACAATAAAGGTAGTGAAGATAATAGAGTAAGAAAATTAGATTACTCTATTCAAATATCAAAATTATTTTATGAAAGGTTTATAAATGAGCAAGAAATTACTTTGTTCTCACCACACGAAGTACCCGAATTATATAGTGCGTGGGGGACTCCCGAGTTTGATAAGTTGTATGAGTCTATGGAGAGAAAGACAAGCCTTAAAAAGAAAAAAATCAATGCCCAAGAGCTCTTCTTCGACATCTTAAAAGAACGAGCAGAAACAGGTCGTATTTACATAATGAATATTGACCATTGTAATACTCACTCTAGTTTTAAAGATAGAGTTACAATGTCTAATCTTTGCCAAGAAATTACACTCCCTACTGATCCAATACAACATATTGATGGTACAGGTGAAATTGCTTTATGTATTTTATCTGCCATCAATATTGGTAAGATTAATTATGTAGATGAATTAGAACCATTGTGTGATTTAGCAGTAAGGGCGTTAGATGAAATAATAGATCATCAAAGATATCCTGTATTGGCCGCTGAAGTATCAACAAAGGCAAGAAGAAGTTTAGGCATAGGTTACATAGGACTTGCACACTATCTTGCTAAAAACAAAGTTAAGTATGATGATAAGAATGCTTTGAAGTTAGTAGATGAATTAACGGAAGGGTTTCAATACTTCTTATTAAAAGCAAGTAATGAACTTGCAAAAGAAAAAGGTAGATGTGAATACTTTAACAAAACAAAGTATGCAGACGGCATATTACCTATTGACACTTATAAAAAAGATGTTGATGAATTAGTTAAAAGAAAATATACTTATGATTGGGAGAAGTTAAGACTATCTATTAAAGATAACGGATTAAGACACAGTACACTATCGGCACAAATGCCAAGTGAATCTTCAAGTGTAGTGTCTAATGAAACAAATGGTATAGAACCGCCAAGAGATTATCTTTCAGTAAAGAAATCTAAAAAAGGTCCTTTAAAACAAATTGTACCAGAATATTCTAAATTAAAAAACTTTTATACTCTACTTTGGGACCTGAAATCCAATGAAGGATATATAAATATCGTTGCAGTAATGCAAAAATATTTTGACCAGGCAATTTCGGGTAATTGGTCATACAACCCAGCACATTATGATGACAACCAAGTGCCAGTTTCAGTAATGGCACAAGATTTATTATCTACGTATAAGTATGGTTGGAAAACTTCATACTATCAAAATACGTATGACGGTAAGAGTGATATAGATGAGCCAGCACATCCTGTTGGTTGGGTTGACAATGTACCTGAAGAAACCAAACCAGAAGTAGAGGACGAGGCTTGCGAGTCTTGTACAATTTAAATGGAAAATAGTATCCTAATACATAAACATTTAATTATTAGGGCCGAAATTAATAATCCGCCAATGAGTGTAGAGTTATTAACAGAATGGTTTAAAGGTTTAATTGATTCCATAGGAATGAAATTGATGATGGGACCTTATGTTGCTTATTGTGATATGCCAGGTAATAGAGGTATCACAGGTATTGCTGTGATAGAAACAAGTCATATTGCTATGCACGTTTGGGATGAACCTAATCCTGCATTAATGCAATTGGATGTGTACAGTTGTGCTGAATTTGATCCATATAAGATTGCAGAAAAGATTAAAAATGATTTCTTTGCTGTCAAATGTGATTACAAATTTTTAAATAGAGAAACAGGTTTAAAACCTATACGATTAAATAAAGGAAAATTATAATAATAATGACAAAGAGTGTGTTCAATAAAGACAAGGGATTAGACGCAACAAAACAGATGATGTTTTTTGGTCCTGACTTGGCTGTACAAAGATATGACAATATGAAGTATCCTATCTTTGACAAACTTAATCAACAACAATTAGGTTTCTTTTGGAGACCTGAAGAAGTATCTTTACAAAAAGATAGAAATGATTACCAAGAATTAAGACCTGAACAAAAATTTATATTTACTTCTAATTTAAAATATCAAACAATGTTAGATTCAGTACAAGGAAGAGGACCTTGTCTGGCATTTTTGCCATTCTGTTCCTTGCCTGAACTAGAAGGTTGTATTGTAACGTGGGATTTTATTGAAACAATCCATAGTAGAAGTTATACATATATTATTAAAAACTTATATGCTAATCCTAGTGAAGTATTTGATACGATTATAGAAGATGAAAAGATAGAACGTAGAGCAAAGTCTGTTACGGCCACGTATGATGATTTAATCAATTATGGTTATCAATGGATAATAGATTCTAAAAAAGTAGATATGTATGAATTGAAAAAGAAGTTGTATCTTGCTATGATAACTGTAAACATACTAGAAGGTTTAAGATTTTATGTATCGTTTGCTTGTTCGTTTGCGTTTGGTGAACTTAAATTATTAGAAGGTTCAGCAAAGATTATATCATTTATTGCTAGAGATGAATCACAACATTTAGCGATGAGTCAAAGAATTATTAATAATTGGAAAGACTTTGAAAATGATAAAGAGATGTTAAAAATAATGAAAGATTGTGAAAAAGAAGTTTATAAATTGTATGATGACGCAGTACAAGAAGAAAAACGTTGGGCAACTTATTTGTTTAGTCAAGGTTCAATGATAGGTTTATCAGAAAAGTTATTACATCAATACGTTGAATATATTGCAAATAGAAGAATGAGAGCTATACAGTTAGACCAAGTGTATGAACAAAAGACCAATCCATTACCTTGGACAGAACATTGGTTAAATTCAAAGTCGTTACAGAACGCACCACAAGAAACAGAAATAGAATCTTATATCATTGGTGGCGTCAAACAAGATGTAAAGAAAGATCAGTTTAAAAAATTTAAACTATAAACAATATGAAAATTTTTATAATAGCTATTCTGCTAACACAATTAGATTTATATGGTAATCCTTATAATGTAAAATATGAAGAAAGTCCTTTTGTAGAATATAGTACACTTGAAGAATGTTTAATTGCTTCTAAAATTAGAGGAGATAAAATGTATAAAACATCTTTAAATTATCCTGAATTAAAAATAGTCAATATAAAAATTGATTGTATTGAATCAGAACCATCTAAAAAGGATACAATCTAAACTATATGGAAAAAGCAAAAAAACATTGTCCTCAATGTGAAACTAAATATATCATAGAATGGGATTTAGAAGAGCAAGATTTAGAACCTCTTACTTGTCCTTTCTGTGGATATGAAGTTGAAAGAGAGGATTATGAAGAAAACGAAATTATCGAATCAAACGAGGACGATAGTTGGAGTTGATTATAGTTTAAGCAGTCCTGCTGTGTGTATATGCACAGGAGATTTTGAATTTAAGAATTGTCAAATCTATTATTTGACCAATGTAAAAAAATATGATGGAAAGTTTTTGAAAGGACAAATAAATGGTCAATTACATTTATCCTATACCTCCGAACAACAACGATACGATCAAATATCCAATTGGGCGATTAACCTTATTGGCTCTCTTAATATTAATATTTTTATAGAAGGTTATAGTTTTGGTAGTAAAGGACTTGTATTTAATTTGGCAGAAAATAAAGGAACTTTAAAACATAAATTATATAAAAGAGATAAACATTTTGAAATGATTGTACCTGGAGTAGTTAAAAAGATTGCAACAGGTAAAGGTAATGCAGATAAGATTAAAATGTATGAACAATTTAAAATAGATACAGGTTTAGATTTAATGAAAGAATTTGAACAAGTTAAATTAAATAATCCTGTTACAGATATTATAGACGCTTATTATGTAGCAAAGGCTGGTTATGAAAATTTTGTACGCAAAACAACATCCTGAACAACTTAAAGAATATCAAACACAATTATTTAATGTAAATGAATTGATTATTATTCCTGCAGATGATTGGTTAATCAAAAGAATGAAACAATTTGAATACGATACAAGTTTTAAAAATAATGGAATGATTTATCCTATTACAGTTTCTACACACGAACACGATTGGGTAAAAGAACGATTGACAAGAAAACCATTACCGCATATAGATGAACAAGGTAATGTTAAACCAGGTCTGTATGTTCACACAGGAAACAAAAGAGTTTTATGGGCAAGAGAAAATGGTTATGAACAAATAGAAGGATATCTTGTTTCTTCCAAAGAAACAAAAGCAATCATAAGAAGTAAAACGCATATTGGCCACGAAAGTATACCAAAATGAAAAAACTTGTTACAATAGGAACATCAACTGCTTTAAATCAATTAGAAAATACGTTAACTAATTTAGGTTCAGGAATTTACGATTTACATTCTATTAAACTTAAAAGTAACGATAATAAAATTATTGATATAATAGATTTATACAAAATTAATAATGCTGACGCTGTTATAATATTTGGTACTTGGGGTAGTAATGATATTAATAGAATATGGAGTCCAAAAGGTACTAAAGATTGTCCAACCGCTGAAGATGGTAACCAAAGACGACAAGCTTGGTTAGAACTATTAAATTCGTTTGTTGTTAATTACTGTAAATCTATTAATAAGAAAGTTATTGTTATAGAAACTGCTACATTAAGTAGAATAAGAATAATAAAAGATAATAAAAAACATTGGAAAGATGTTTCTCCTTTTTATTATAGAATGGCTTTAAATCATTGGACTTACGGTATAGGTACATTTTGTAAACCAAAAGGAAGTGATAGACTAGATGAGTTTTACAAATATAACTTTTTAGCTTTAAAAGATATAAAACCTGTTATAGATAATTTTACTTGGAGAAATAATAAACAAGGTAAAATATTATTATGTCCAGGATTAGAAAATGATCCTACAAGTACAAAACCAGTTGACGATTTCGTTAAAGATACAATTGAAGAATTAAAACAATATACAAAAAGAGAAATATTAGTTAAACCACATCCATTGTCTAGGTTTAATTTTAAAGATTATAATGTACTATCTAAAGAAACAACTATAAAAGATATTTCATCTGAAATTTATTGTGCAGTTATAGATAATAGTACATCTATTTTTGAATTAATACATTTAGGTATACCTTGTTTTACATCTCAATATAATTTTGGATACAATTTAAAAAATATAGATATAAAAAATATAGAAGATCCATATTATGCAACACCTGAAGAAGTAAAGAGTTGGTATGAAGAAATGAGTTATACTGAATTTTCATTTAACGAATTTTCAAATCAAAGTATTTTTAAATATATAGATGAGTTATTAGAATTATGAGTTTACCAGAACATTTAGGAGGACATAAAGGCCGTACACATATTGATACAGGCCTATTAGAGTTTGCAAAAGAACTTGGTTGTCAATCTATGTTAGATATAGGTTGTGGTCCAGGTGGGCAAGTGTATGAGGCAGATAGATTAGGCTTAAAAGTATTAGGTATAGATGGTGATTATACTTTAACAAGAGATAAACCTGAACTATTTGTTATACACGATTTTACAAAAGGTAAGTATCAATTAACAGAACAATATGATTTAGTTTGGTGTTGTGAATTTGTTGAACACGTGGCAAAAGAATATGAAGATAATTGGATGAGTTTAATTGAAAATGCAAAGTATGTTTTTATCACATATTCAGAACCTGGCAAACCAGGACATCATCACGTAAATTGTGAACCTTTAGATTATTGGATTGAGTTATTCAATAAATATGGTTTTAGATTAAGGGCAGACTTGACAAGTAAATCTAAACTTAAATCTACTATGCAAAGAGAGTTTTGGAAAGAGAACGGATTAGTATTTCAAAATGATAAGATTTAATACAAAAGAATTAAAAGAATTTTATAATAAAAAAGATTATGCTCCTCACGAGCATATATTTGGGTTTTTAAATGATAATATTTTTTATGAATTATTAGATAGTTTTCCAGATGATGTTCTTTTTAAAAATGAATTTCCTGAAACAAGAAAATTAAATCAAAGGCCACATTGTAGAAGGTTTATGTGTGTTTATAACAATAAACAAAGTCCGTATTTTAAAAGTTATAAAGTAGAGTTAAATCAACTTCCTGAATTATGGCAAGAACTTTGTACATCTATATTAGATCCATTAGGAGAATATCAAAGATGGATAAAAGAAACTTTACAAATAAAAGAATATAATATACGTTTTGATTTTCATAGAACACAAAGTGGTTTAGATGTTTCACCTCACGTAGATAGTATTGGTAAATATGGATCACATTTGTTTTACTTTATGCCTGAAGGATGGCAAGAAGATTTTGGTGGTAAAACAATTTTTTATAAACAGAAACTTATCAAAGATATGAATCCTGAATCTCATAATTTTAAAGAGTCATTATCTTATCCTGTTGTAGGTAATTATTCTTTATTATTTAAAAACACACCAGATGGATGGCACGGTGTAACACAAGTTAAGAACGAGAATGATTTACACAGACAATTATTTAATGTAGTGATATTAAAAAAATGAAACAAACAATTTATAATGCAACAGGTGATAAAATAGATTATCAAATAGATTATGAAGAAGTTAATGGTCTTAAATTTCATAATGTAGGCCGAGTTATTTCTAAACGTATTAAATCTTTTTATACAAAAGAACCTAAAACATTAGAATGGATCAATTCATTTAAATCAAATAGTAACTTTGTAGATATAGGTGCAAATATAGGAGTGTATTCTTTATATGCAGGTCAAAAAGGTCATAATGTTTATGCGTTTGAACCTCAAGCATTAAACTTTGCAGAATTATATACAAATATTTATTTAAACAATCTACAAAATCGAATACAAGGATATGGTTTTGCATTAAGTAATGTTAATAGTATTGAGTATCTATCTTTAATGTCAATGGTACCTGGTCAATCTCATAATGACTATGCCATAGATAAACCAAATCAATTAAAACAAGGATGTGTTGGATTTACATTAGATCATTTAATTGAAACAAAAGTTATACCTCAACCTGATTATATTAAAATAGATGTAGATGGTATAGAACTTAAAGTATTACAAGGTGCAGTTGAAACAATTAAAAAGTGTAAATCAGTATTGATTGAACTTACAGATGTTAATGTTTTAAAAACAATAAAAGATTTAAACTTTATAGTTGATGAAAATATGACTTATAAGTTAAGTGAAACGGAAACTAATTATGTGTGCAATTCACGGTCTATTATATAATAACAAAGAAGATATAAACAAGATGATAGTTAAGGCTCATCATAGAGGGCCTGATGGTAATGGTTCTTGGTCAGATGAACACATCACTTTAGGCCATAATCTTTTATCTATTGTAGATACAGAAATCAACTCACAACAACCTTGGTTATATGAAGATTTAATTTTAGTTTATAATGGTGAAATCTATAACTATAAAGAGTTACAAAACGATTTAAATTATCAGTTTCAAACAAATACAGACACCGAAGTATTAGCAGTAGGATTAAAATTACAAGGTATAGATTTTATAAACAAACTTGATGGTATGTTTGCGTTTGCCTGTTATAATAAAACAACAAAACAATTAATACTAGCAAGAGATAGTAATGGTATAAAACCTATCTATTATGGTTACAAAGATAATAAGCTATGTTTTTCTTCCGAGATTAAAAGTTTATTAGAGATAGGATTTAAAAGAAAGATTTGTAAACAAGCGTTAAAACATTATTATAAACAAGGATACAATTCAGGTTATTTGACTTTGTTTGAAGGCATTAAAAAAATAGTTCCTGGTGAAGTTAAAACTATTAATGTTATTACTAATTCAGAAACTTCATTTAACTTAAATAATTTAAATACTATACCTTTATTATTTAATATAACAGCGTCAAAATATGATGAGTTATTAAAAGAATGTACTGAAAGATTACATCAAGCTGTTAAAATGACTTTAATGGGTAGAAGAAATATAGGTTTATTTTTAAGTGGCGGCTTAGATAGTACGTCTATTTTATATGAGATGAATCAATTACAAAATAATCCTAATACATTTACATCTTTTTTTGATGTATCTTTACCTGATAGTAAATTAAATGAAGATAGTAATGTTGCAAAAAGATATTGTGCAGATTTAAAAGTTTCAAATCATCAACTATTTCAAAATGAACAATCTTATGTTGATTCAATAAACAATACTTTTTATGCGTTAGAAGAACCTAGACAAGGTAAAAGTTTTACAACATACTATAATACAAATAAATTTTTATCAGAACACGGTATTGTTGTTACATTAAGTGGTGATGGAGGAGATGAAGTATTAACTGGATATAAACATCACGGTATGGGTAAATGGGAAACTAAATTAAATTCTTTGGGTATGAATAATGATAATTTAAAAAACCCAGAATTAGAAATAACACTTAAAGAACAAATGGATTATTTAAACTCTTGGTTGCCTACAGGAGGTTTACAGGGAGATAATATTAATGATATGATGTATATAGAATGTTTAAATACCTTGTGTGATGATTTTTTTATTCGTAACGATAAATTAGGTATGAACTTTAGTATGGAAGGAAGATTTCCATTTATGTTAAAAGTTTTTAGAGATTTTATAAGAAGTATACCTGGTCGTATAAAGTGTGGAGCTAGTAAAGAATTAGGAGGAGGATTTGCTCCTAAATTCTTTTTTAAAACTGCTTATACAAACAAATTGCCTAAGTATATTACTGATAAAAAGAAAACAGGATGGAGATTTCCAACAGATGAAATAATAATAGGTACGGCAGATCATCCAGGTAAAGATAATAGTTTATTAAGACAATATATAATAGAAACATTAAAAGATAAAGAAGTACAAGATATTTTTGAATTTAATAATGATAAAGTTGAAAACATATATTGTAACAATAGAAACTTTACACCACCTGTAGGATCTAAATTTCCTCCAGGTATGAGAAAACAAAAAGAATTATTTACTATACTAAATTTTGCAGTATGGAAAAAAGTATTTAATATGACTATATAAATAAATTTAATAAGGAGAATATTATGAAATATCCATTAGCCTGTGATACTTGGGATCAAAGAGAATTAGACGCAATACAATCAGTTATTAAAAGTGGCCGTTATACAATGGGGCCTAAAGTAAAACAATTTGAAAAAGAGTTTTGCGATTACTTTAAATGCCAAGACGCCGTGATGGTCAATAGTGGTTCTACTGCTAATCTTTTAATACTTGCATTACTTAAATACAAATACAATCTAAAAGGAGATATTATTGTACCAGCAGTTAGTTGGTCAACAACTTTCTTTCCTGTACATCAATATGGATTTAGATTAAACTTTGTAGATATTGACAAAGAAACGTTAAACATAGATCCAAATAAGATAGAGAACGCAATAACAAAAGATACTTGTGCTATCTTTGCAGTTAATCTACTAGGCAATTCTTGTAACTATGAACGTTTAAATGAGATTGCAGAAAAACATAATCTATTATTAATAGAGGATAACTGTGAAAGTTTAGGTGCAGTAACCGATACAGGCGTGTACACAGGTACGGCAGGTCATTTAGGCAGTTTCTCCTTTTTCTTTAGTCATCATTTACAAACAATGGAAGGTGGAATGATTGCTTGTCAAAATGGTGCAGACGCAGATTTTTTAAGATCATTAAGAGCTCACGGTTGGTGTAGAGATTTACCTGATAATAATTCTATCTATGAAAAGACAGGTGATTCATTTAAAGATAGTTTTACGTTTGTTACTCCAGGTTATAGTGTACGACCTTTAGAAATGAGTGGTGCAATAGGTAGTGTGCAACTTGAAAAGTGGCCTAATATGAGAGAACAACGAGTTAGAAATGCAGAATACTTTGAACAAAAGTTTGAACAAATGCCTGGTGTGATTACACAAAAAGAAGTAGGTCGATCAAGTTGGTTTGGGTTTTCATTAGTATTTGAAGATCATCTAAAAGGCAAACGAGATTTAATTGTACAAAAATTTAAAGAAAACGAAATAGAAAGTAGACCAATTGTTGCAGGAAACTTTATGAAGAATCCTGTTATTAAATACCTAGATTATATTGATAACAATGATTATGATGTTGCAAACTATATACACGATAATGGTTTGTTTATAGGTAATGATGTTAGAGATTTAAAAGATAACATTGATGAAGTCTATAATATTATAAAGGAGATAAGATGAATAGAGCATTAATTACAGGTGTTACTGGCCAAGATGGCAGTTATCTTGCTAAACTTTTATTATCTAAAGGTTATAAAGTCTTTGGTGGTGAAAGAAGAAGTACAACAAACAAATATTGGCGACTTGATGAAATGGGTATTACAGATGATATAGAATTTGTTGAACTAGATGTTATAGATCAAGCAAACATACGAAGAGCTATAGAAAAAACAAAACCAGATGTAGTGTACAATCTAGCCGCTCAATCGTTTGTAGGTTTATCGTTTGAACAACCTGAACTTGCTACATTAATAGACGCTATGGGCGTATTAAGAATAGTAGAAAGTATTAGACAGATCAATCCTCAAATAAAATTTTATCAGGCAAGTACAAGTGAACTTTATGGTAAAGTACACGAAACACCTCAAAAAGAAACAACTAAATTCTGGCCTAGAAGTCCTTATGGTGTTGCAAAGTTATATGGTCATCATATTACAATCAATTATAGAGAGTCGTATAAAATGTTTGCAAGTACAGGTATATTATTTAACCACGAAAGTCCTATGAGAGGAGAAGATTTTGTAACTCGTAAGATTTCTAAAGGTATTGCATTATGGAAAAAAGAACAAAGACCTATTATATTAGGCAATCTATATGCAAAAAGAGATTGGGGACACGCTGAGGACTTTGTTGAAGGTATGTACAAGATAATGAATCATACACACGCAGATGACTTTGTTTTAGCAACTGGTGTTATTCATACTGTAAAAGAGTTTTTAGAAATGACTTTAGATTATTTAAATATAAAATATTATTGGAAAGAAGATGAATGTTTTGAACAAGATACAGATATATTAATTTGCACTACGGATAAGAAACATTTTAGACCTGCCGAAGTAGATATATTACAAGGTGACGCTACTAAAGCAAGAAATATATTAGATTGGAAACCTAAACATACAGTACAATCTTTAATGATTGATATGGTAGAGGCTGATTTAAGAAGATATTATCAATGAAAGATATTTTTGTAACCACATTTAATAAAAGATTATATGACGAGTATGCTCATCAACTTGTTAAGTCATATAGCAAAACAAATCAAAAGATACCTTTATACATTTATGTTGAAGATGATCTACAAAACTATTCTTCAATAGGGAATGTTACTTATGTTTCATTATTTAAAGAAGAACCAGAATGTAAAAAATTTGTAGAAAGAAATAAACACAAACCAAAAGAAAAGTTTTCATATGACGCAGTAAGATTTTGTTATAAAGTATTTGCTCAAAATGCAAGTAGAAAATATGCTGATCGTATATTTTATATTGATAGTGATAGTGTGTTTATGAAAGAAATACCAGAACAATGGTACAATGATTTTTTACCACCTGATAAATTTCTAGCGTTTTATGATAGGCCTAAACAATATACAGAAACAGGATTTTTAGCATTTGATAATACCAAATCATATGCAAATGATTTTTTTAAACATTATACAGACTTATATGTAACAGATAAAGTTTATAATTTAAAGGCCTATACAGATTGTCATACTTTAGACGCTACAAGAAAACATTTTAAAGAGAATGTTAATGAGTATAAAGAAATACCTAGAGGAGATGGAGTGAGTGGACATATAATGGCAAGAGATAGTTTAATTCACCCATACATAGATCATAGAAAAGGTGGAAGAAAAGAACAAAAGAATAGTCCAGAATGGTTAAATAGAAGGAGTTGATATGAAGGCAGGTAAAATATGGGGTCAAACAGAATTGATCCACGCAAACGGTGTATTAGAATTTCATAGAATAGAATTTAAAAAGAATGTTGCTTGTTCTAAACATAAACATAAGTTTAAGTGGAATGGGTTTTATGTAGAGTCAGGTAAGATGATGGTTCGAACTTGGCAACAAGGTAAACAAGAAGGACTGATTGATGAAACAACATTAAAGGCAGGCGACTTTACTAGAATTAAACCTGGCCTATATCATCAATTTATAGGTATAGAGGATGGTGTAGCGTTTGAATTGTATTGGGCTGAGTTTTCACACGAGGATATTGAAAGAGAAAC